CATACTTAGCAGTGTCAGCATCGTAACCCTGAACACTAACGCCAATAGCAGCACTGGTAAGGTATCCGACAACAGAGTGATCACCCCACCCATAGGCAGTGTCCCAGTTACTTTGAGCAGAAGTAGTAGGGATGGAATAGCCAGAAGCAAAGGTAACTGCAAAGGTACCGCTAGTAGTAATAGGACTACCGCTGACTGATAGTCCTGTTGGTACAGTTAAAGCTACACTGGTTACAGTACCAACAGAATTAGTAATCCACTCTACATCAGTAGCACCAGCATTAACTGCTAATACCTTAGTAGCGTTAGATGAATACGAAGGGAGTAGGTTAACCCTAGCACCAGCAGCAGTAGAAGCACCAGTACCACCATCAGCAACAGTCAAGTCAGTGATACCTACAATGGTACCACCGGTAACAGAGATGTTGTTAGAGTTTTGAAGTGCTACTGTACCAAGACCAAGGTTAGTACGAGCATCAGCAGCAGTAGTAGCGCCTGTACCGCCTTCAGAGACCTGTACAGGTAGGGTAGTGACACTTCCGGTTCCAGTACCGCCTGGACCTCTATAGAATGCCATTGTGTTCTCCTATAGTTTTGTTATTCTCTCTACTGCAACACAGTTTCAAAGTTGTGTAATTGTAGAAGGAATAACAAAACTGCCCAAGTTTTTTAGGCTTGGGCAGGGTAATTAAAAGTTGGGACGACCAACAACAACTTTGAACACAGCAGATGCTAGATTGATTGCACCACCAGTGTTGTTCCATGCTTGAACTGTTACTTCGTTTGCAGCAGTAACAGCAGCAGTGATTCCAATATCAGCAACATCAATAGAAGCAGAAATACCAAGAACGATATCACCAAGAGCAACACCAGGAACAGCAATAGTGTCTACGGCTTCATCGCCATCAGCAATCTCTCCAAAGTCAATGGTCCCCTTAGCAGTCCACATCTCTGAGAACATGCCTTGGAATTGTTGTTTTCCTCGACGGACGGTAACGCTACTTGCAGCCATTTTAGTCTCCTTTGTTGGTTAGAAACTGCCCAAGCCTTGTGAGCCTGGGCAGGAAACTATTTAGGCAGGCACAGCCAGAGCAACAGCAGAGGTATTACGCAACTCACCAACACCGTAGAGCGTATCAGCGGTCAGCAGCGTACCAAGGTACTGTTGCATGTACTGAGTCTGCACTCGGATGCCCAGTTGCTCAACCAGCACAGCAAACTCAGGGTGTGCCATCAGAGCAATACGGGTGGTGGTGGTCGTAGCCGTATCAGCGTTCGTAGACACATACACTTTGGTGCCGTAGATGTCACCAATCTGACCGTTACGGATGGTGTCGCCAGAGCCAACAAAAGCCTGCTCGGTGAAACGAGCGATACCCATCAGGGTGTTGCGAGTAGCAGGAGGAACGACAAGGAAGCGACCATCCATAGGCGTATCAGAGTCATCAAGACGCTGAATGGCTCGACGGATACCAGCATCGGTCAGGTCGGTACCAATGTTCGTACCATCAACATAGAGGGTAGAACCGTCACCACCAAGATATGCTTTATCGTAGTCAGCATCGCCAGCAGTACCACTCTGAACACCCCGACCAAGAGCCAGAACATCGGTGTCAATGCGAGTAGACAGAGCGTAGCCAGCATCGTCAGTGTAGAAGCGACGTAGTGAAGACTGTGCCTGAACTTCAGCAATGTCCTCAAGCAGACGGCTGTACTCATAGTGCTGGTCGATGTTGATGCCGATAGCGGTACCACCAGCAGCAATCAGCGTAACAGCATCAGTAGCCGTCTTAGCAGAAGCATTACCCCGAGTAGGAGCAGGAAAGTAGACTTTATCGCCTTTCTTACCTTTGAAGTTCATCTTCTTGATGAGATTTGCAGCAACAAGGTTCTTCTTGTAAGCAGCAATGATCTCATCAGACCAAATCTCCGGTACGAAACCAGCCGTATCAACAGCCGACTTAACGACTGAGTTATTAGGAGCGAATGCGGTGTTTGCCATGATTAAAAACCTTTCATAAAGTGTTTAGATTATTTGACTCGACCTTCACGATAAGCAGCCATAATCTCAGGCTGGAGAGCATCGTAACGATCAGGGTCGCTTTGCATCAGTTTGATAATATCTGCCCTTCGATAGATCTTCTTAGAGGGTGCTTCATCACTGCCACCAGTGACTGCCGTAGTAGCTGACTTAATGGCTTGAGAACGAGCTTGTTTTTCAGCACTTACAGTTTGTTTTGCAGAGCCTTGACGCTCCTTCCAGGTAGAGATCAGTTCATCAGCAGCATCGACATCATATTGCTTGTCTGCTCGGCTAAACAACTCTGCTCTTACCTTTGAAGCATTCACCCAGTTTTGGAATCCAGGGTCTACGACCACATTACCAAAATCAGGGTGTTTAGTCTGCAAAGTCTGTAATGCTTTGGCCTTTGCCATCTCAAGAGCAGCAAGTTCTGCTTGCTTAATCTTGGGATGATTCTCAATTGCCTTTGCTACAGCAGTCTTGGGATCAGCGAAGAAATCGTCTTCGTTAATCTCTTCTTTAGGCTGTTGCTGGGTTGCTTGAGAGCGAATGAAGTTATCAACAATCTTACGAAGTTCCCCAACTTCTGAGCCTTGACGACCAATCAACCTTTCAGCCTCTTGGTGCATCCTAACAATCTCTTTGAAATCTTTGCCCTGATACTTCTCAGGAATTTCTTCGACTGCTACTTGCTCTTGTTGAGCTTCTTGTTGCACTTCTTCGATAGGGTTAGCTTCGAGAGCGCTTGTGCCTTCCATATCGTTCACTTCTTCAATAAACTCAGCCATATTGTCTCCTGTGCCTTCTAAGCATTTTAGGAAAAGTTTCTATTCTGTAGAGGTTAGATATTATCTCTACAGTCTCTTACTTAGTGGGAGAAACCCACTCATGTTGCTCCGTCTTTCTTTCCCATCTGATGTGACTTTGCCTGTTCTTATCCCAGCGGTCAGCAGCATCAGGAAAAGCCCCAGAGAACGGATCTAACTTGCTTCTGGGTGCGCTTAGTAGCTTAGTAGCATCGTTACCACAGTGTCTGCACACCACAGTGTCAATACTACTGTCTACAAAGTATTCTTCTACATGCCCTTTGGCACATTGAAAATCTCTAACTATTAGCATCTTGTAGTTCCTCAAATGTTTTCTCTGTTATTGCTTTAAGACTTAACAGGTACTGGAGGATATCTACTTGACCTTTTCGATACCACAAAGTCTGTTCATCACCGATCTTTGTAATATCTTCATACTGTTCAAGCATTGCTTGCAGATCTTCTAGTAAGTCTTTCCATCCAGGAGTAACAAACATAGAGAATCTGTCGTCATAATACTTCTGTAGTTCTTGGTCCAAGCATTATCTCCATTCTCAGTGTCTTGGTGTTATAGTCACTGTTACACAGACTTTGTGTTCCTGTGTTATAAGAGTGCTTTAATAATGTAATTCTACCACAGTTTTGTCTCTGTGTCAAGCAATTTATTGAGTATTTAATTAGCCCTTGCTGCTAATACTTGCAACTGTGCGATCTCTTTCTTAGTATCAATATCTTTTTCTTTTAGAGCCACATTAGCCAACTTAATTCTACGCTCAAACTCAGCAGTAGGATCATTACTATCACCGAGATACTTAGACGCTGATGCAGCAATGGTGGCTTGTAGTTCAGCAGGCTTCAACTGAGTATCTACTACTTCAGATTGTGTCTTAGCCTGTTTGAGTTGTACATCAGCCTGAAGATCAGCCAACTCTAGCTGTGCTCTCTGCATCTGAAGTTGCATTGCTGCTTGTTGCATCTGCTGTTGCTCAGGATTAGGTTGAGCCATCTGCTGCAACTGTGCAAGTAACTGCTCTCGGTTGTTAAGCCCACTGTTCTCAATGATTGCTTGCAGCACCATCGGAACAATCGGACTATCAGGACCAAGAGTCTTCAGCAGGTTAATGAACTGCAACTGTTCGTACTCCCGAGCAATGATGCCAAGGTTAGAAGAAGCAGTGAAGTTGTAATCAGCAGCAGGATAACGCTCTGGATCAAACTGCATATAACGATAAGCAGCTTTCTTCACAAAAGGAATCAAGAACTGCTCTTGGAAGTTCACCAGAGTGCGTTTATTCTTCTTAATCAGTGCAGACATGGCAGGATTGAGTCCTTGCCCATCAGCACCAGCAGCAGGGATACCAGCACTATCAACAGTACCGGTAGCCATCAGCATCATACGCTCAAACTCTTTAGCAGTAGCAAGGTTACCAGGATCAGTATTACCAAACTTAAACGGCTGTAGGATCTCTGCTGGGTTACCGTTAGTCAGAATGGTCTTGCCTGGACGCACTTCAAACTTGGCTCCTCTGGGTAGACGAGTAGCATCAATACCCATCATAGGTACAGTGGTTAATGCAAGGCTGTCTAGGTGTGCTCGTACCTGAGCATCGATAGCCTGCTGCATGTTATAGCCCTTCTCAGCGATTCCTCGGCCCCAGAAGTAGTTAGGCATGGAATCATTCTGGAAGGCCACCACAGGCCGATCCTTCATCATATAGGGGCTTTCTTCAGCCTTGAGAAGGTACTGGTCGTTAGCGATGACAATGATTGCCTCTACCAACTCACTAAACTCAGCGGCATAAGCACCGACATCAGGGTCACCTTCAGCAACAAGATCGATATACTTGTCTTCAAAGGCGTTATCTAGGAGTGCTTTAGGCACTAAACCATAGTAACGAAGCAGTTTTACCCTGTTTTCTTGCTGATGAACATCTTCTTGTACTGGTTCTAGGTCAGTATCCGGTGCAGTAGAGGACAAACCTTCTACTTTTTCATAAACACCGTTTTCCATCGCCATAACAACCTTGTGAAGCGGTACAAATTCTTCAATTGCTACCCCTAAACTGTCTTCAATAGACATGGCATTAGGGTCTACAAGGAAGTTTTTAGGGTTGATGGGCTTTAATTTGACACAGAATCGTTGTTTTTCCTCAACTCCGACAGCAGTAAGTCCCATTTCAACGATAGGACGCATTGCTGGAGCTAGTTCAGTCTTTTCTTCAAGGATAATCTCACCGATACCGGTGCCGTAGACAGCAGACAACAGGATTACATCACTAACAGACTTACGAATTCTGTCTTTCTTGAAGTCTTCAGTCATCTGCTTCTTAACAGCTTCGACATCAATACGCTGTTGGTCAGCGATATCATCATCAATGTCAAAGAACTTCTCACCTCGACCAAAGACAGCCTCTTCAATCTCAGAGACATGCGTCTCAATCGCTTGTTGCAGTGCAGGAGTGACGATCTTGGCTCTCTCAGAAGAACGCTGCTGATCTTCTCCAGACCAGATTCCTCGCCAGAGACGCTCATAAGACTTCCAATCCTCTAGGTAATTG